GAACAAGTACACGCCGTTGCCGGCAACGAGGATAGGCTGGTCAGCTGCTGGGGTATCCAGAAGCGGAAGGCCTAGCTCAGAGCGGCGCTCGTTGATGGTCTTAGTACCACCGCGCAATTCAAGGTCTGACTTCTTAGCAGCTTCCTCGTTGTCGCGGATTTCTGACACCATGAACTTAAACTCTAGCTCGCGTGGCATACCGAGATAGGTGTAGGAGATATTGGTGAGCATTTTAGAAATCCACTGAGCGAGAGGAGCTACGCCGATAGATTGCGCCGCTTCCGCTTCGCCTTGCTGGTGACCCGAGGCTCCGAGTCCACCCTTTTGTGAGAAGCCAATCTCAGTAGGCAGAACGCCGAAGTGTCCGGTGATAGAGGTGATGAGGTACTCATCGAGCGCGGCCTTAAACTTCTCACCGTAGCCCTCATAGAACTCAGGCTTGAGTCCTGCGGGCAGGATGAGTGCGCGCTTGCGCTGCTCAGTCTGTCCTGCGAGGTTATCGTTAATAATGTTTTCATACTGCTTCATCACCAGCGGATCATTACCGAAGTCGGCATCCGAGGTCAGCATCATCTCTGGGGTAACGCCATCGGTGTATTCAGCGCGTAGCCATTGCTGACGGCGCAGGTAAAGGTCGGCTAGGGGTAGGCAGCGCTCGACCGGTGATGAGCCATAGACAGAGTTAGCTCTGCGGTTGCGGATGAAGTAGGACAAATCGTCCGAGGTGAACTCGCCGTCTGCCTGTGGGTCATCCGAGTTAGCCATAAACTCTGTGCGAGGGAAGCCGTAAAGAATCTGTTGGTAGGCAGCCTGCGGAGGCATAGGGCGCATACCGCGGTCATCGAGCATTGGCTTAATCGTTGAGCCATCGAGAATCTGGAAGCCGTACAAGTCCCCGCCGACAGTTTTCTGTGGCCAAATAGCCCACGCATCGAGGACAAGGATTTCCTCTAGCGACATCATCATCCAGTCAATAAAGGTCAGTCCGTTAGCGCGGTCAGGGTTTTCCCAGAAGGTACGCATACGATAAATCTCGTCCGAGAACTTGGCGCGAGCCTGAGACATAGCGCGAACATGATCCCCGCCGATTTCCGAGATGATTTTCTCCGAGGCATCCTCAGCGATAACGATGTCCCAATCGAGTCCTGCAATTTTCGCCTTTAATACTTCGATACAACGGCGCACGATGTCAATCTGCTCAGCCGCGCCACGGAGGGTCTTGAACTGGACGAGCTTCTGCTCTGTGCCAATGTTGAGGTTTTGCGCTACCTGATATTCATAGCGGCGTGGGTCTGGGCGGCCGTCTGGACGAAGTGGGTTGATAGCGCCGGGCAAGATGGGCTGACCGGGGCCGAAGGGAACGCCGGACATAAGAGGATTACGCAGGAGAGGTGTTTGCTGGCCGTAAGTCTGACCTTGGTGCTGTGCATCGCGCATTTGCTGTTCGGTCATTACTACTGACCCGGCGGGTAGATTGCTTGGCGCTTTTTCAATTTGCTGTGCTACGGCTTTTGCTAGACGGTCAATTAGACCCATGGTCTCTCCTTGTTAGCGCCTCTTGTGGATCAGGCTGGTGTAATGATAGCGGTTATTCTATGGCCCTTAGTAGTAGAGAAGGACTGCGCCGCCGCCGCCTGAGCCAGCCGTACCAAGTGTGGAAGCTGCACCGCCACCACCGCCGCCTAAGCCGCCTTTACCACCATCGTTTCCAACTGTAAATGAACCGTTTGGATAACCACCAGCAAAACCAGCACCTAAAAATCCCGCGCCGCCGCCGCCGCCGCCATGCGTTAGACCAACTCCAGAATCACCTGTACCGCCTGCGTAAAAATCTCCAGTACCACCAGCACCACCTGTGCCTGTGCCAGATGTTCCTACTGCACCGCCACCGCCGCAGATAAGCCCTCTAGCGCCAACAGAGGCAGTAAGTGTGCCTGTTGTATTTGAGTTACCACTTCCGCCACCCGATGAAACTCCAGCAGCATCTCTGCCGCCTGCATAACTTACGCTAGTAATACCAACCGAAGGTGCGCCAGTATAAGAAATGGTAGAAGAACCATTAGGTGTTGCCGTAATAGCACCCGCCGCACCGCCTGCACTTGCAGAATTTTGTCCACCTCCGCCGCCGCCAGCCATCACCATTCCGTAGATTGATGAGTTGCCGTTGTTGCCAGCCGCCGAAGTATTTGTTCCCACACCACCCGCACCAACTGTTACGGTGTTTGAGATGTAAGTCCAGCCAGCGGAATATCCACCTGCTCCACCACCACCGCCACCACCTGTGGTTTGCGTAGAACCTGCTCCACCCCCACCAATCACAATTGCATACACGCGTTGAATACCTGCTGGAATAACTGATGAACCTGTAGCAGTACCCATAACACCACTACCCGTAATTGTTTGTTGCAGCTTTAGGCCGTAAGGAGAATCAGTAAAGGTTGAGTTGTTATAGATCGATACGCTCATAGTTGTCTCCTAGTAGAAAAGGTAAAGTAGTCCTGCGCCGCCGACACCAACACCTGCGCCTGTACTACCGCCACCGCCACCACCGCCAAGCCCACCAGCGCCACCAGTAGTACCAGAAGCGTTACCGCCGTTGCCTGCTATACCTGCTCCACCGCCACCTGAAACACCACCTCCATTTGTGCCACCCGTAGTAACTGCGCCAGTCAAAATGTTTATTCCGTTACCACCAGAACTACCGTTTTTTGTACCAGTAGTAACACCCGCACCACCGCCACCGCCACCTGCTAAACCTGAACCGCCTGTACCACCTGTATTTGTTTGAGAACCTGTGAGATACGCAGAACCAGCACCACCACCTGAAATACCATTGCCACCATTGCCACCAGTAGAAACAGTAGCGCTGGTATTTCCATAACCACCGCCGCCGCCTGCGCCGTTTGTACCATTGACTGAAGTAGCAGTTCCCGCTGCACCGCTTGGTATTCCCCAATAATTAGTGGCACCCGTAGAAACTCCACCACCGCCTGCACCGCCTAAAGTGCCGGGGTTTGTTCCACCTCCGCCACCGCCAGCGATGATGTTTCCATAGCGAGTGTATCCACCAGAAGCGTTACCAGTTTGTCCGCCAGTTCCAACTATGCAAGATGATGATGCAATAGTCCAACCCCAAGCAATACCACCTGCGCCACCACCTGTGCCAGCACCAGCAGCGTTTGTACCACCCGCACCCCCACCACCAACTGCAATCGCATACACGAATGTAATACCAGCAGGGATAGTGACGGATGTATCGCCAGCATTTTTAGTCTGTTGAAGGCGTAAGCCATAAGGCAAAATGAAATGAGTATTGGCAAATGGCGTAGTGTTGTCGCCTTGCATACCGCCTGATACGGGAGAGCCAGCTTGCCCTCTGCGGATCGGGTTACTCATTAGGCAATCCTGTTGACATACCCGCTAATAGTGATAACCGAAGCGGTTGCGGCGAAAGCATAAACAGTAGAAGCCGCCGAGCCTGTGCCTGTTAGGGGCAGTCCTGCAACGATAAGAACATCGCCTGACTGTGGGGCTAGGGTAATCGGCTTGGCATTTTGTACCGCGCCTGTGCCGCCAAACTGAACCGTCAGCAAGACAGGAGAGGTAGAAGTGTTATTGGCATAAAGCCATACTTCGTCAATCGTGGATGCGGATGTACCTGTGGCGTGGATGGTTGTGCCGGTAGAGGCAGTCTGAACAACGGTGATGGGCTGGCCCTGTGATGATCCAGAGAGAAGCTGCTTTGTGAAAGTTGCCATGCGCCTATCCTAACTAAAGACCTGAGTAGCGATGATGTTGTTCTGGTCATTGACGGCCGTTCCGACTGTCACCCATGCCGAGCCGGTGTAAACATAAACCTGATTTGTGCCTGAGTCAAAGTAGGTGTCACCGGTGCGAATCGCAGGGTTAGTCGGCGCTCCCGATGATGTCAGGAGATTTACGGGGTCGAGAGCAAGCTTGCTCATGCGACTATCCGATGATGACTACGCGGTAAGCGTTCGCGCTAGGTGCTACGGCAAAGTTAAGGGTGACGGTGTTGGTCGTGGCGCGTAGGTTATCTACGGTGACCTCTGATCCGTCAGCTACGGCATAAACCTGCACCAAAACATCGAGCGTTCCGAGGTTGTGGGTGATGGTGTATGAGGTGGCCGAGGTCGAGAGAGTGGTCGAATACTTTTGTGGGGTCGTTGAGGCAACGGAGATGGTGTTGCCTGAGATAGAGATACCCGTACCAGCGACATACTCACCGGCTGCTGAGAACTGTGTCCATGTGTATTGACCGCTAGAAATAATCCAGCCCTGTGCGGCCTGTGTTGTTCCCTGCTCAACGAATGTGAAGTCACCCTGTTGTGGGGTCTGTTCGTCAGTAGCGCGTGACCATGCGGATGCAGAAGCTACATAAATACCGTTTTGAGTGTTTGTGCTCTGGTTCTTAACAAGTACGCGGTTACCGGCAACGATAGAAACGCCGTCAATCGTCTGTGCGCCAGAAAGTGTGATGTTTGCGGTGGTAGCAGCGACTACCGATCCCTTGACATTCAGGCCTTGCGCTACGCCATCTACATAAGCCTTGGTAGCGGCATCTGTGGAGTTAGTAGGGGTTGCAAGGCTCGTAATCTTGTATGAGCCCCATGAGACATCTGCGGTTGGTGCAGAGAATTGGCTGAGAGAATATGAGGCAGGGTTAAAGCTGGTGACTACAATCCATGTCGTGCCGTTGTAATACTGAAAGTTGTTTGAGGTCGTGTTGTAGTAAATCTGACCAGCGACCGGCGAGCTAGGGGCTGAGGCTAAGTTCTGAACAGTCGCATTGAGAAGCTGGTTTTGCGAAAGGTCAAGATTGACGAGAAATTTACGGCTCATTGCTTCTCCTAGACTATGTACGCAGTACCGCTAAATGCTGCGGTAAAGGTAATCACCATCGTATTGGCGTTAGTATAACTGATAGTTCCTTCACATTGGTTGCCCGCTGAGTCGAGAACAACAGCGGTGGGATAACCGTTTAAGTTGTGAGTTATCGTCCAGACCGATGCAGGCGTGTTCTGTGTATAGGTGTAAAAGATAGTTGCGGCTGGGCCTTGTGGCCCTTGCACTCCGACCGAGGAGATAGTGATTGTCGGGGTTGTCGTGCTAACGGTGACATTCTGAACGGTCGTAGTGACCGTAATGTTATCTACTGTCATACCCGAGCCGTGGCGATAGTCAGGAAGCCATCTGCCCAGTCGTAGTTAATTCCACCCGATGAGGTTGCCTTGATGCCGTAGTAATAAGTCCCGACAGGAATAGCGGCCGTCTGTGTCCCGGTGATTTGATAGGTCGCTACTCCCGTTGTTGGTGAGGTCAGGGTGATACCTGATCCGTTAGTCAAAGTTAGAACAACAGCGCCGGTGACCTGATTGCTAATGGCCATGCGGATAGTGAAGCCTGTGATGTTGATAGGCGTGCCTGTGGCATCTGTGTTTGTGGTCGTGAAAATGAGGTCTATGCCCTGATTAACTGTTGGATTGTAAACGCCCATGTGACCCCTTAATTCGCTTCCGTAATAATAGCGGATTTACAACGAGGACAGACTCTCGTTCCCTTAATCACCGGCAAGCGACATGATGGGCAGAAGTCAGCCATTGCAGCAAGTGACCTCATCGCAACAGAGCCACCCATAAGGTCGGTGACAGCCCAGACCATTGCATCCATGCGGTCGGGAGATTTATCCGAGTCCGGTTCCCACGATACGAGCTGATCCTCTAACTCGGGAAACGCGCCAACCATGTGCAGTCGCTTCTGCTCGGATAACGCAGAGATTGGCTCGGCTCGCACTTTCTTACCCCGCGATGCCGTCACCTTGCGATACGGCACATTCGCATCTACCTGTCGCAGTAGGGCTTCAATCATATCCCCGCCGTTATTTGTCTCAGCGATAACGCGGTCGCACTTATGCTTGCGATACATCTCCACGGCCTTACGCATCCACGCTTCCGGCGAGCCCTTCATCGTTGCGTCTTCGATGATGTAGTAATGACCGTCAGGCGTAGCGCCAGCAACGATGATTCCTGTTTCATCCGATGATTCCCCGCTAGTCACGGCAGGGTCAATAGCTACGACAACGCGATAGTACGGCGGTGCGTTCTCTGGTCTAATTCTGGCTTCCTCAATGATGGCGCGATTCCATAGAGCTGACTCTGACTCGTCTAATAGTTCCCCGTAAAGTTCTTGCCGACCTGTGCGAGTTCCAGCATAACGAGCTTGCAATTCAAGCAATGCGGCAGATGAGAGATTGGTGGAGTTGTCGAAAGTTGATCCCCGAGTGATGAAAACTGAGCCATCAGTTCGACCAATCCATTCACGCAAAAGGTTGATGGGCTTAGGAGTTGTTGTGATGCAGGCTCGTGGTTTTTGCCCAATACGCAGCGCAGGGGCGATTCCTTCATACCAAGTAGCATACGGGTAGCGCCATTTACCTATCTCGTCAGCCCATACGCCAGATAAGTTCAAGCCACGGCCAGCATCGGGGTTATCAGCACCGATAAGGTGGATTTTCTGCCCGTCCTTAAAAATAATTTGCCAGAGCGATTTGTTATAGACAAAATCCTCATCTTCAACAAGTCGCATATTCTTCAACACGCGTAATACGCCACTAGCGCCTTCTACGCATATCTTGCGGGCATCGGTAAAGGTCTCGGCAATAATCGCCCACTCAGTAGGAGCTAAGTCCGGTGCATGGGGATGTGTGAGAGCTTGATCCACAATCCATTGAGCGCCTGTGCGTGATTTGCCCCAGCCTCGGCCAGCCAAGATAAGCCAGACATTCCAGTCACCCTCGGGTTCTTGCTGCTCGGGACGGCCAATAAACCACCATGGCAGTTTTGTTAAATCATCTAGGGCTTCTGCGGGTAAAGCATCTACATAGCTGCGTACTTGCTCAGAGGGTAAGTCTTTTAATTGCTCAAATAGACTCTGCGACATCGTTGCCCTCTAGCTCAACCGGTGGACTTTCAATTTCCAGCGGTGCGTGTCCTAGCATGGCGAGAACAAGAGCTTTGGAGTCAATTTCTATCGGCTTGCCGTCTTTGCCTGAAATCTCCTGAGTGAGCTTATCTTTGCGTCCCCACTTATCAGGAAACTTGCGCTCTAAATACCATGCGCCAGCAGTCCAGTTCTCACGAGCAGCAGCTTGAATAATCTTAACGGCGTTTGATTCTGCAATAGCCTCAGCCTTTTTTATAGCGTCCGCATATTCCGCGTAAGGTTCAATTCCTTGTTCGCCTTTTTCCATCCATTGGTAATGTGTGGACTTTCCAATACCTGCGGCTTCTGCGGCTGTTGATGCGTAATTACCGCCCTCGATAGATTTGACCATCGCTTTCTGGATGGCTTCATTGAGGATTGTTATTCGCCCCATTGACCGCCTCCAGTCGAGCATCCAGCAAGTCATCTAACTCGCCAAGTAAAAAGGCCTTCCGTTGGTGGGAGAGCCTATTGCCGTACTTTTCTTTCATCAGCGCGGAGATATGCACGATAGCCTCGTCTATTTCAGCGAGCGTTATCTCCTCGTTAATAATCATGAAGACTATTTTACTGTTTTCCGAGCCTTCCGTATTTTTTGGTATTCACGGATTTCATCGGCGCGGTAATAGACAGCCTTGCCTTCCTTCTTTACCCAGCTAATCGTGCGGCGGTGTTGCAGCTGGCGTAAGTTATTCATATTTACGCCTAGGTGTTCCGCTACCTGATTGCAGTCCCAGAGTTCATCTACCACGGTGCATCCTCGGTCTTATGCACGGAGGTCACAACGGCGGCCTGATTCTTAGGCGCTCGCGGAATGATGGAGAAACT